CACCAGGCTGCACTTTCTATTGCAACTACACAGTTGACAGGAACAGTTACCAATGCACAACTTGCTGGTTCAATCACTAATGCTAAACTTGTAAACAGTTCTGTGACAATCGGTTCTGACACAGTTGCTCTTGGTGCAACACAGACAGACTTGAATGGTATCACTTCACTTGATGTTGATAATATCACAGTAGATTCAAATACCATTTCAACAACAGATACAAACGGCGACTTGGTTCTTTCTCCAAACGGAACAGCAACAGTTACAGTTCCTTCTGGTTATGAAGCAAGAGCAGGATTTGGTTCTGACTCACTTGTTAATAAAACATATGTTGACAATGTTGCAAACGGACTAGATGTTAAAGAATCAGTTCGTGTCGCTACGACTGGCAACCTATCTGCAACTTATGTTAATGGTGCCGGAACTCTTACTGCAAATGCTAACGGTGCAATTTCAGTTGATGGTGTTTCACTTGTATTGAACGACAGAGTTCTTGTTAAAGACCAAACAACACAAACACAGAATGGTATCTATAAGGTAACAACTGTTGGTTCTGGTTCTGCTGCATATGTTCTTACTAGAACACCAGATGCAAACGATGCCGCTGAATTAACTGGTGGTGTATTCACATTCGTTGAAGAGGGAACTGCAAACGCTGATAACGGTTATGTTGCAACTCACAACGGAATTCCAACATTTGGAACAACTAACATTGCCTTCGATCAGTTCTCTGGTGCCGGACAGATTTCTGCTGGTAACGGTTTAACAAAAACTGGTAACACAATTGATGCAGTAGGAACTTCAAACAGAATTTCTGTATCTGCAAACGCAATCGACATTGCATCAACTTATGTTGGACAATCTTCGATTACTACATTGGGAACAATTGCAACAGGAACTTGGAATGCTGATACGATTGGTGTTGCATATGGTGGAACTGGAATAACCTCTGCCGCAAAGGGTTCAGTATTGATTGCAAACTCCGCTAATACTTTGTCTGCACTTGACGGTGGTGGTGCAAATGATGGTTTCCTATCTTACAGTGCATCTACTGATACCATTTCTTGGGCTACGAGTATTGACGGCGGAACATTCTAATAAGTAGTCATAGGAGATAACACATTATGGCTACTATTGCGATTAAACCAAAACGCTCGGAGACGGCTTCATCTGCCCCAACTTCGGGCGATTTGGAAGTTGGTGAAATTGCAATCAACTCTGCTGACCAAAAGATTTACACAAAGAAATCTGATGGAACAGTGGTTGAGGTTGCAAATGCTGGCGCCGGTGGCGCCTCTGAAGGTTTCGCAATTGCAGTAGCAGTAGCATTAGGATAAGAAAATATGGCAATACCTACAACAAGAACAGAATTTAAGGAGTGGTGTCTTAGAAGTCTAGGAAAACCAGTGATCGAAATCAATGTTGATCCAGATCAAGTGGAAGATAGAGTTGATGAGGCCCTACAATATTTTGCACAATATCATTATGATGGTATTGAAAGGGTGTATCTTAAATATCAATTAACAGCTGCTGATATTACTCGTGCAAGAGGAAACACATCTGGAACTTCGGTAACTGATGTCGATGGTTCTACAACTGCAACTTGGTATGAACAGAAAAACTATATTCCTGTTCCAAGTTCTGTTATGTCTATCGTAAAGGTATTTCCTCTTACAGATAAACAGGCACTGAATATGTTTGATATTCGGTATCAGTTGAGATTGAATGATTTGTATGATTTCAGTTCAACCTCAGTAATTCATTATGAAATGACAATGCAACACTTGGATTTCTTAGATCACATTCTGATTGGTGAGACATCAATTCGTCACAACCAACACCAGAACAGACTTTACTTGGATGCTGATTTTCAGACAGACTATGTAGAGAATGATTGGTTAATTATCGAATGTTATCGTAAACTTGATCCTGCTACATATGCAGACATTTGGGATGACATCTTCTTGAAGAAGTATGCAACTCAGTTAATCAAGAAACAATGGGGTGCAAACCTTTCTAAGTTTCAAGGTATTCAGATGTTGGGTGGTGTCGCACTAAACGGTGAACAAATTTATACACAGGCGCAAGAAGAGATTGATAAGTTGGAAGAACAAATTCAGCTTGCATACGAACTGCCGCCTATGCATATGATAGGGTAAGTTATGCCAACTAATGTATATTTCGATACAGGCACAAAACCAGAACAGGCATTGTATGAGGACTTAATAATTGAACAACTTCGCATTTATGGGCAAGATGTTTATTATATTCCTCGTAAGATGGCTGGAACTGATACTATTTTCAATGAGGACAATGGTTCTTCCTTTGAAGATTCGTATCTTATCGAAATGTATATGGAAACAATTGATGGATATGAGGGCGAAAAAGACCTTATGTCTAAGTTTGGACTAGACATTCAAGATGATGCAACCTTTGTTGTATCTCGTAGAAGATGGGAACAGTTTGTTTCTATCGACAATAACATTCTTGTATCTTCTAGACCAAATGAAGGGGATTTGATTTACTTTCCAAAGGCAAGTAAACTCTTTGAGATTACATTTGTAGATCACGATGACCCTTTCTATCAAGTGCATAATCTGCCTACCTATAAACTAAAGTGTAAAACTTTTGAATATGCTTCTGAGGCGATTGACACTGGTATTGCAGAGATTGATGCCATTGAGAATGACAACTCTTTGGATATGTTGCAACACCAAATTACTTTGGAAACTGGAACTGGAAGCGGTTCACTACTTCTTGAGAATTCAGTAGAGAGTGCAGCGGCGTCCTATATAATACTAGAAACTTATAATGTCGCAACGATTGATGAGAATTCACAAAACGATGACTTTGAACTTGCAGATGATAATATATTAGACTTTACCGAATCTAACCCATTCGGTGATGCTGGGATGAAATAACTATGATTGGACAATACTTTTATAACGAATCCACACGAAATGTGGTGGTTGCATTTGGAACACTATTTAACCAAATCCAACTTACAAAGAAAGATGCTAGTGGGAATGTCACACAGACAATGAAAGTTCCACTTGCATACGGCCCGAAACAGAAGTGGTTATCACGACTTACAGAAGATCCAAATCTTTCTAAGAAAGTCGCAGTAACACTTCCTCGTATTGGTTTTGAGATTTCTGGTATCTCATATGATGTGTCCAGAAAACAAAACAAGATTATGAAGGCAAAGAAGGTTATAGATGGAACAGATAATAGTCAGTTGAAATCTGGTTATATGCCTGTTCCTTACAATCTAAACTTTGAGTTGTTTGTATTGGCAAAGAACTCTGATGATGCACTACAGATTGTAGAACAAATCCTTCCTTACTTTCAACCAGAATATACTGTGACTTTGAGAGAAGTTCCAGAGTTGGAAATCATTCGTGATGTTCCAATTGTATTGAATAGTATTTCTTATGAAGATGACTATGAGGGTGACTTTACAAGTAGACGCTCAATTATCTATACATTGTCATTTACTGCAAAGTATTACTTGTATGGCCCAGTTACTTCTACGAATGTTATCAGAACAGTTCAAGTTGATCAATATGCAGACTTGCCTGTTAATGCACCTACAAGGGAACAGAGATATACTGTTGCACCTAATCCATCGAATGCAACGGCACAAGAATTCGATCCAGATGATGATAACTTTGGATTCAATGAGACAACAAGTTTCTTTGAAGATGCCAAAGATTATAATCCTGTAAGTGGTCAAGATGAATAAATAATAGAAAGAATTAGGATAAACGATAATGGCAAGCATTCTAAAAGTAAATGAGATACAACACACTGGTGGCACTAGTGCATTGACTGTGGATAGTGGCGGCAGAGTTACACAATCTTCAAGACCTGTATGGAGAGTGTTCAATGTAGGAGCGCAGTCTACAACAGATTGGACTGCAACAGATTATTATCCAATTGTTTATAGTCATACTGTAATAGATACTGCTTCTGGATGGACTAGTGGTTCAAGCAATCTATACACAATACCAGTTACAGGTAACTATGTTTTTCATATAAATCAAAGATGTGATGGCCCGGCCGCAGGTCAGTGGTTTCAATTGTATTTGGATGTAAATGGAGAAGATAGATTTAGATGGATTGTAGATTTGAATGATGGTGGGGGCGCAAATATTGGATATTATACATTTTCTGTTTCAGATATGGCTCCATTTACTGCTGGCGATACACTTCAAGTAAGGTTTGGTGCAAATGCTGATAGCGCAATCACACTTCAAGGGGCTTCAAGTGCAGCTTCCGATTCAACAAACCAGTATTCAAATTTCTCTGGATATTTTTTAGGATAAAAGAAAATGGCAATTAGAAAAATCATATCAAGAAGTATCGGAATTGATGTTATCGCTGCAGAAGATATTG